TCATACCCATACCATATAATGATCTGGATAATTTAAGTCTTTCACAGTTTAGATCTCTGATTGTTGTACCACCTGCGATACCAAATATCTGTGTTTGTACTGCGGCACTGGTACCTGTTGAACAAACGTCTTGATTGTTAATCATCACGTTAGGAGCAGAAGCAGTAGGTGGTGTTTTGTCCACAGTTGTAGTACCAGTTACAGTAGAAGTCACTGTATTGGTCTCTGCTAGTGCCGATGTTGCTCCTAGGCTTACTAGGAGTGCTAATAGAATTATAAGTACTTTGTTTTTCACTTGATCCCTCTTTGCCCTCGTTATACTAATATTTATCATTGGTGTAAATATTTTTACACCTTATACCAGCAAATCTTTAATAAATAATAGCACAGAAGCGGAAAGTAATTTTCATGGTAGATGAGCAGGAATATTTGTGGGAGATGTTAGAAGACATCTGGCCCACAGAAGGTAAGATACAACAGACACTGATAGAAGAACTAGAAGAAATTGAAGTCAAAAGAATACAATTAGCACTGGATCAAACAAATCATAACAAGACCCATGCGTCTAGGGAACTAGGAATAGGAAGAACCTTACTGATACACAAATGTAAGAAGTATGGATTAGTTGCATAATGGAACTAGCATTATTTCTTTTAGTAGTCAAACACTGCATTTTAGACCTTGCATTACAACCCCTGTCGTATCCTGAAGGAAAAAACAAGTTCAATTATTTTGGATTATATGCACATCTGCAACATTACATACCACACGGACTAGGTACTGTCTTTGTACTACTTTTCTTTGTAGACCCGTGTACGGCGCTTATATGCGGTTTAATAGACTATATTTTGCACTGGCACATAGACTTTAGTAAAACACATACCAGGGCATACTTTGGTTGGACAAATAAAAATAGACAGTTTTGGTTGTTGAATGCTTTAGATCAGTTGCTACACTTTAGCACCTATTACGGAATAGTATTTTTTATATAGACGCAAATTGTTTATAGCCAGGACCTGTTTCAACTAATAGTGTATATCGCAATAACTCATATCCACTTGGAACTGATTCACCAGATTTAACTTTTGCCTTGTTTGTATTTCTTCTATAAGTTGAAGGACTAAATCTACCACCACTGGCTTTGAATCTGATTTTAAATATTAATGATTCTTTTGAATTATCGTTATCAACTGCATTAATTAATAAGGATTGTTTTTTAGTATCTGCCACTGCACGAATCTGTATGCTTTTAACATTTTCTTGAAACTTCTGTACAGTTGTTGTATAAGCACCATTCTTATCGAAAGTTAATAATTTAATATCTGGATCATCTTTGTTGATATGTTTGTTTAAGAATGTTATTACATCACCAAAGAATGCTGATTCTTCTTTGTCTGTGTTGATGCTTGTATTAATTTTATTTGCGGCTTTAACAATATTATTGTTGAAAACTTGCACACCTTCATTATCTCTACGTATGCCTCTCAATTCTTTTTCATATACTGCTTCTAGTTTTCCATCTGAAACATTATCATCAACTAATTTTTTAAGTTTGGCATTAAGTTCATTGTATGCATCTAAACTAGCATCATCAATATCATCTACAATTCCCAAGTCTTTAAAAAATGCAACCTGTCCACCTGAACCTTTATCTACTCCAGGTGCTTGACTCACAGGCATTATTCCAGATCCGCCTGTATCTGTTTTTAAACTGTAACCAAGTCTTTTAACTTCACGTTTACCTTCATTATCAGTATGAACTATGCTAACATCAACCTTAGTGCCTTTTTGATCTGCTCCACCTTCAGCACCTATTACAATATTATCTGCTTTGCCATTTGCAAAGATCTCTTGCAATTCTAATCCTGCACTTTTAACTTGTTTATTTGCGTCTGATAATATACCTGGCAATTCTTTTTTAATATTTGCGATACTAGTTGTTATATTTCTTAAAGCATCAATATGCGCCTGCATATTAATCTTATTAACAAATTCAATAGCATCGGTAAGTTGGCTATTCATTCCGTCTTTTCTAGTATTTGTATATTTAAGATTACCGTCTAGTTGCTGGATTATTCTTACGACGTCTGAGTCCTGTGCATTTGAAGGATACTTTTCAAAAGCGGCTGTAACTGCCGCTCCCCAAACACTCTCAGCCAGGTCACCGTTGGTGAACCCTTCATTAAGTTGTGACGGATTATAGTTTAATCTGAATTCAACATATCGCATAACACTAATATTTATGCTAATTTAGGAAAGAGCATATCAGTACAAAACTTCTCTACATCTGCTTCATTTAGTCCTAAAGACTTCATTACACGTGGTGTATGTGGATTCTGTTGCTGATTGTGACAGTAATAGTTTTGTGCACCACCAGTAATTTCACTGCTGGCATTACCGTCGTATTCAGGCACACTTTGAAACCAAACCTTAAGGTTGTTTATTGCAAGGTCAATTATCTGTACTGCTTCTTCTTCCGTGCGAACGTTACCAGCGGCAATCATGCCTGGACTAAAGATGTTCTGTGCCCATTCAGGCAGTTCACGTTTTTTGCTCGGTACGTAATCTGCAACGGCTTGTTGATACCATTCTGATAGTGGATGATCTTCTCCGCCACTTGATGCAGAAAAATCATGGAATGCACCTGTCATTTTATTTTTACCTGCTATAACATCAAAGCCATATATAGGTGCGTCATTGGTTAACACAGGAAAACAACATACGTGCATCATCCATAGTCCGTGCGATTCTCTTGCGTCAACTACATCAATGTGTGCTCTACGTACAGATTCGTTTGCCCATACTCTATTAATCCAACCATTGTCAGGCTGATTAAAATGATCCATTCCTGGCTCATGTACCTCTTTGCCATTGGATTCAAATATATCAAGTATTTCGTTTTGGCACGAAATAAGTCTGTCCCAAATGACACTCATGTTACTTCTCGATTTTTGTTTGGATAAGTTGTAGTGTGTTCTTTAATGATTCTAGTTGTGAAATAGCCACTGCTAATAAATCATGTAGACTTTCGTGACCTTTCTTCTCGTGGTTACTAATAATCTTAGGATACGTTGCAGTATCATTTTTTCCGAATCCTGGTTGTTCACTCAGTTTCATTATGCATCTCCTTAAAAAGTTCTGTGGCAAACGTGAAACAAACTTTAGCCTCTTCTGCCATGTTATCATTGAGTTTAGATCTAATTGCAGTCTTAAGGTTATCAGGATCTTCAAACATATACAGTCTTCCTTCTCCTGGTATTCGTTTCTTGATCATTTGACCACCACTTAAATCACCCATGTGTCTAGTATATATGTGTGCCATTAACTTCTCAGGATCTTCTTTGATACTCATTATATGATCTACATACTTTTGGATACTTGGTTTAGGCTTTGGTGGCTCTGCGTCTTTGCCCCAAAGTTCTTGGAAGTCTTCTAGTATTTTTGGTGCTCTTCTTACATCTGGTAAGTCATTAAGCACACCTTCTGCCATAGCACAAACTTCTAAAATGTTATATGCTACATATTGATTGTATAAAAATTCTGCATAAACCTTTGGAGGAATATTACCACCCATTAAAGTTTTTACAAACTTTTGTCGTTCTGCATTTCTATGATGTTCGTAGGTTAATTCTTTTAGGCTCACAACGTGTTTTCCCTCTCTATTTTAACTTGTAGAGGGAATCCGTGTTGTCTGCTTTCGTTTGTTGCTTCAATACCTTTTTGTTCAGCAATCTCATATGTGTACACACCAACAATGGCTGAACCTTCTTTGTGTATTTTTAAAGTAAGGTCTTTTGCGGTATCAGTTGAGTGTTTGAAAATACTAACTAGAATATTGATAACAAAGTCCATGGGAGTAACATCATCATTGAGTAATATCACTCTGTACTTTTCTGGTTCGGTTGTTACAACCTTAACTTTTTCATCTATAAGTACGTCTGTATCTAAATTGCTCATAAACTTCCTCTAGTAATAATATTTATCGTATTAAACAGCCGGCAGAATCACTACCGGCTGTTTTGTTATTGTTATTTTACGTCGATTGAACGTGCTTTTTTAGCCTCTGGAATGATTCTTTCCATGCTAATTTTAAGCAGTCCGTCTTTCAACTCTGCGCCGTTTACCTGTACGTCATCAGCAATAGTAAAAGACTTTGTGAATTGTCTTTTGCTTATGCCTCTGTATTGTACGCCGTCTTTTTCGTCCTTTTCATCAGCCTTATGTATAGACTTGACTGTTACAACACCATCTTCGTATTGTACATCAATATCCTTTTTATTGAATCCTGCAAGTGCAAGTTCAATATCATAAGTGTAATCACCTGTTCTTACAATGTTGTAAGGTGGGTAATTGCTTGTTGGAACTGTGAAGAACTCGTCATTCATCATAGATTCAAATCTATCGAAGATAGGATCGAAACCTACTGTTACGGGTCTTAGTTGATTAAAAATTGATAGAGATTTATTTGTCATTTTGCTTTCCTCCTATTGTTAAGCGAGTTAATGTAGTAGGTCCTATCAAGCAACCTTCTACATTTGTATTTATCATACTATTATATTATATAGTAATTATTAGGTAAAAATCAAGTATTTTGTTTACCATTTATGCATTGTATTGGTTAAACACTTGGTTTACTTGTTGAGTAACTCTTACGAACGTTGTACATTTTGGCATATCTTTGATACGTTTTGCACCAATATAAGTTGCAGTTGATCTTAATCCACCCAATATCTCAACCACAGTTGGATCTACTGGGCCTTTGTGTGGAAGTTCAACAACCTTGCCTTCTGCTCCACGATATCCATCTTTACGTGTACCATGTACTGCCATTGCCGCATTTGAACTCATACCATAAAACTGTATTTTACCATTGACTACTTTGCCTTCTGATTCATCATGTCCTGCTAACATTCCTCCTAGCATTACAAAGTGAGCACCTGCTCCAAATGCCTTACTTACGTCTCCTGGAAACACACAACCACCATCTGCAATAATGTGTCCACCAATTCCGTTGGCCGCATCAGCACACTCTATTATACCAGAAAGTTGTGGTACTCCTACTCCTGTCATTGTCCTAGTTGTGCATACTGATCCAGGACCAATACCACACTTAACAATGTCAGCACCTTTTATAATAAGTTCTTCAGTCATCTCTGCAGAAATAACGTTACCTGCGATAATAGTTTTGTCAGGATATTCATCACGTAAACGTGCTATAAAGTCTGCATAGTTTTCATGATATGCATTAGCAACATCAACAGTAATAAATTTTATGTCTGGATACATTGCCAATACCGCTTTCATTGTAGCATAGTCTGGTGCATCTGGATCCCATATGATTCCTGTACCTGTGCAAACACTTAGGTATTTCATCTTAACACCTTTTGAATTCTTTGTCCAATCATCTACTGTATAGTGTTTTCTCATTACAGTGATCATCTTATGGTTCTGTAATACCTTTGCCATAGCGAATGTACCAACTCCGTCCATGTTGCTTGACATGATAGGAACCCCTGTCCATTCATTTCCACTGTTGTGAAACCTAAACGTTCTTGTCAAGTCTACGTCGCGTCTGCTTTCTAATTTTGATCTCTTAGGTTTAAACAGAACGTCTTTATAATCTAATTTAATATCTTGTTCAATTCTCACAATATTGCTCCGTAGTTAAATGATAGGCTTACCCTATCTTCACTGCTTTTATTTTGTAGGACACTATGTTTTTGCCATCCCATAAAGATAATAACATCTTTTTCCTCAGGTGTCAACTCCATTTGGGTACCAATTACATCATTATATTCAGAATCTTTTGGAATGTAGTAACTTGCATCTCCACCTCTATAGAATCTAATAGCACCGCTATCTTTTGGTACTTTTAAATATAAGTTTCCTACCAATAATGCATCTTGATGGTGATGTGTTTCATTTACTGCACCTGGAGGATTGATGTTATACCAGTAGTTTAAAAGTGAAACTGCCGGAAGGCCTAGTCCTTTTGCGATCGAATTCATTCTTTCGTCCAAATATTCTTGTAATACTATACCATGTGGTATAGGTAATGCAAATTGAAACTGTTCTTTTTCATCAAAACTTTGCCAACCACCAAATACATTTGTATCTTTCTTTTTCAAGTCATAGGCTTTATCTATAACCCAACTTATATCTATTGTGTTTGGTAACTTATATTTCCATAATGGATCTGTAAATAAATTAGTTCTGTTGTCCATCTTGCATCACTGGTTGCTGTCTGGGAGTAAAATTAAATGATAAACTGTATCTTTCTTTTTGGCTTAAATTTCCAACTACGTTATGTTTAAGCCAACTTGGAAACAATAACACTAATCCTGACTCTGGTCTATAAGATGCTTTTTGACTTGTGAAATGATTGTACTTATCAAGTGGTGGTAAAAAGTGTATAGCGGCATCCTCTCTATGAAATTCTATGTTACCCATCAAGTCTGGTTCTTCAACATCAATATAGAATGCACCACTTAAAATACTGTTCTGATGATCATGTAAATTATTATAATCTTTGTATCCATTTATATTAAACCAAAGATTACTCATTTGTAACATTGGAAGTCCTGCTTGTTTAACACAATCCTTAACTTCTCTATCTATCACAGATCTAAAGTACATCAACTCCTGGGGTGCCTTATCCCATGATTCAATACTCTTGCTTTGCCAACCACCATGATTGCTTACACTATGTCCTCTTGGATCTGCCTTACGTAAGTTGTCCGCATAATTTTTTAACCACGAAACGTCAACTTCTAGTTTACCACACCATACTATGCTTGGAAACCATAAATCTGCTTTTAACATTCTATACTCCTACTCAAAGTAATTTACTCCTTTTACAAATGACTCTAGATCAAATATTCTATTAATATTAATCTTCTTGTAAGGAACATGATCATTTTTAGTCATGTACCAACTATTAGGAAAACGTAATAAATGTCCAACTGCCCATTGTGTTGCTTTACATTCGTCTATATTAATTAAAATGTAATCAACATAATTTGCAACATCAAGTAACCAGTCAGTATCAACACCAACTTCTTCTTCAAACATATAAAGATTAAAGTCAGTTTTGATCTGTTTAGCAACGTCATTAAATTGTTGTTTTATCCCTTGATCAGGATTAACAATTAATACACTAGGTAAATCATTCTTTAACTTATCTGGTGGTGTGATTAGATTGATCTTACTCATTACATGAGTACTTATTTTCGCTTATCTAGTAACTTGTTAAAAAGTGATGCGTCAGTTTGTTCACCATTTTGTTCATATGGTTCTATCACTTCGGTAAGGTTTATTCTCCAGGATTGGTCTTTTTGCGGATTTGGTTTCCCTCTTCCTTGACTATGTAGTTCGACCCTTTTTTCACCGTTTTTTTTTGAACTTCTTCTTTTTGTTTATTTTCTTCTGCTTGTTTAAAAGTTCCTTTGACTTCTCCTATACCTGTTATTTCATCTTCTGGTATGTTTCCGTCACCTGAGTGAATAAAGATAGTAGGATCTTTTTCCGTTTCTTTTTCTGCTTCTTTGTTTGCGGCTTCTACCCAATTATTCCATTTGTCTAAATCGTCACCTTCACCTTTCATTGCTTCTTCTATTTCTTCTGCAATATTGCTATCAGCAACTTCTTGTGGTTTCTTTTCTGCTTCTTCTTTAGTTATACCAGCATTGGCATATTCTTCTTCCTCCGTCATTACTTCAGGTTTGGTTTCTTCAGGTAATGGTTCAAGTTCTTCCTGCATCTGTTCACTGACAGACTTTTCAGGTTCTACCTTTACTTCAGTTGTGTCAGTTGTAATTGGATCAGTTGTAACTGCACCTAATGAGCCTGCTACTGCTACTTCTCTAATTGGTGTTGGTTTTGGATCGTTAGGTTCTTCTGGATCCTGCTTTGGCTTTGGGGGCATAGAACCACCTCCGGGACCAATAAGACCTTTTTCTTCTCTACGCCAATTGAATGTGTATTGAGATGCAATTAGCAATAATACTGCAAGTGGGTCAAACACAAATATTATTATTATGATTACCCATCTGACAGCGGCCTCTAATAAATTTTGATCGGCTTGTTCACCGTAAATAAATTCTGCTATGTATTTGATTGGTCCTACTTCTGCTTCTAATTGTCTATAAGTCTTTTCATATGCAAATTTTTCTTCTCTAACTCCGTCTATGTTTGTTTGTTCTTTATCAATGAATAGTTCTAATTCATTTATTCTAGCATCTAAATCCTCAGTTTTAGCATTTGCTTGACTTCTTAGATCTTGTATTCTATCCTGTATTGCTTTGATATCGTTTGCATACTTGGCATCTACTTTAGCAAGTGCATCATTAAGTTGTGCATTAATATTACGTATTTCTCTTTGAGCAGACGAAGCCACACTTAATTCATTTGCTTTTGCTTCTTCTACTGCTTTATCAAACTTTGCACCACCACCAAATGATCCTTCAAACCTATCCTTGGCCGCTTGTATATCTGCGTCCTTACGTTCTTTTGCTTGTATGATTCTTTGATTCTGTAATTCTATTTGCTTATCAAAGTCTTTACGTATATCGTCTTTCTCTGCTTTAATAAGAACATTAATTTTATCTAATTCTACTTGTTCACGATCAATTAGGTTATCAACACGAATATCTTCACCACCTAATAGGCGATCCATTTCGTTAGTCCATCTATCTATTTTTGCTTCTGATCTTGCTAACTTATCATCTAATGATGTAATAAGTGCAACCTGCTCTTGGCTCATTGATGTTTGTTCTATGTGTGCTTTAGAAAGATATCCAAAGATACCCATTGAGGTAATAAACATTAAAACAACAACGGCTATTGCAAGATATGTTTTAAGCCACCATACGGCACGACTCCAGTTCCTATGCAACCATACTGCCGTTACAAGTTTTCCAACTTCTAAAGACACTCCCATTATTATAATAGGTATAACTGCCGCGGCAAATATAGCCGCCAGACCTGCAACTGAATAATAAATTGCTACCGCACTAATTGTAAGTGCGGATATAAAAGTAATTAATCCTAACCACATAGTGTTCCTTTGATACATATATATTTACCTAAAATTATCTTATAAATTTCCAGGTCCTCAAATGATTAATACAGGCAGTTTCTTTAAAATCTCTTGTTTTATTTTTATATGTTATCTGTGATAATATAACCCTACAAAACCCACTACCAGATGGATAAGTCATAGACACTTTAACTGCACCTTTTGAATTGTGCTTTGCATTATACCATCTAGTTACTTCACCTTCTTCTAGATTATCTAATGCATAGAATACAGCCTGTTCTTGTTTTAGTTGATCTTCTTTAGGAAGTTTGTGTAATCCCCATCTAAACAAGTTTACAACGGTTGCAACAGAAGTAGAAGTTTCTAAATATTTACTATTGGTGCTTGATGTTACACTACCAGAGGTAATGTAAGTCTCCTGTGTGTTGGCACAAGAAGTTAAAAGACTAACACTAATAATTAATGCTAGGATTGACGATTTCCCAACCACCATGCTCTCCATTCTTATCAAGTTTTTTACAAACAAAACCTCGTTTGTATCTTTGCTCGCCACCAATGACTACACGATAGTAATACTCTCTACAGTCTGTGGCAATGCCAGATCTTGCTAGGAAGTTTTGATCCGCAATTTTATCGGTACATTCAACTTTAGTCATAGATTCAACGTCAGTACCATTCTTTACTAGAATGTCCTTTGTTGTATGACAGTATTCAGGGCGATCAGCCGTTAACTGCTTACTTGCACACCCTTGAATAAGAACTGCACCTAATATTAGAAGTGCAATTCTAAACATTATTGAACTCTCTGTGCTTTTGCGTCAGCAATCAATCCTTCAAAGATTGATTTGGGCATCTTAAATTTAACAAACTTATAATGCTTACCACCAAGTGTGTACCATTCCATTTCTTTCTCTAGATATTGTGCAATTCTAGTATTAGAAACTTTATGTTTGATTACAGTTGTTGTATTTTTATTATTGCCGTCAATCTTGATCACTGTGCTTGAATCAACTGTACCGTTAATTCTCTTTGCAAAGTTATTGATTGCGAAAGCATACATTTCTTCTTCTGCACCCTGATGGAATATACTTACACCAGAACCACAAGAGTAAACGTAATCTTCTTTCCAGAACAAGAATCCTTCAGATCCAGATTGTTCACACTTTTTATACCAACTAGGCATTGCATAAGTGTCTCTTTCGCTTACCGTAGTCATACTTGAACAAGCACCTAGTCCTATTAACATAGATCCTATTACAAGTGCCTTCGATAGTTTATTCATTTAAGCCTCCTTTTTAGCCTATTCTTACTATTACACTATAAACTACTTTTAAAAATAAATCAACCATTAATTTGCCAATTTATTTCCATTATAATGTTTTAGCAATATTTTTTCTACTTTTTTTGCCTTTGCTTTTACCAATTTAACATAGTCTGGATTGGTACTCCATTTTGCAAGTAAATCAATTTGTTTATCCAAATCAATCTTACCTGAATCTATTTGTTCTGCTCTTACTATTCTAAACTTTTCATATGCAGAATGTCTGTTAATTGTTTCAATCATATCCAATACACTATCGCATTTGGTTTTGTATTTCTTAACACCCCAAGGAGCATCTGGATTTCCTAGTGCTTTCAATTGTGGTTCACTCTTACGCCAAGTTCTAATACCAAATAAATTATTAGCCTCATTGGCAAATCTACTTGTACCATAACCTGTTTCTAATACAGCCATAGATACAATAATATCTCTGTGTATTCTTTGTTCTACATTAAGTTGTAAATTATGAAAGGCAATGCACTTGCCAACCGCAAGTATAAACTCTGTGCCATTACTATATTCTATACTTGGTTGAAAGAATCCGTATGACTTCCATTCTTTTATCATCTCTTGTTCTTTTATGCTATCAATTTTATTTTTAACCATTTCATTAGGAAAAAAAGTACCAGCACCATAACTTGATAATATAACAAATATAGTTCCTAAAACAATATAGGTCCATCTAAGAATTTTTTGTTTTAATCTTTTATCCATTTAGTTCCTTCGCATTGTTGCAATTTCTGTTGCCGCCTTACGACCTGACTTATCATCTTCATCGTCTGCAAAAATTGGAACCATGTTAGACTTATGCATTGTAGCAATTCCAATAAGTCTACGTTTGCCGGTGTATTGCATTGGTTCTTTTTTTGTTGCAGGGGCGAAACTGCCTGATTTTCCACTAGGGATATGATCAGTTTTTCGTTCATATGATACACCTGATTGATGCCATGGTGTTGACATTACTGTTGCGGTCTTTCTTGCAGGTGTAAAGTTTCCGTGGACATATTCAACATACTGTTCAAATGTCATTTTGTGGTCGTGCATACCAAGACGTTTCATGTCTTTGTTATAAAGTCTTAGTTCTTCTGCCCAACGTTTTAATTTAGCCTTAGTGATACGCCTTTTAGGTTTCTTTGTGTTTAGAGTTGTTAAGCCTCTAGCAAGATGCATAGTCATAATATTACCTCTTGAATTAAATTTATACTATTAATATAACAGATATTTTGGAAATGTCAACCTTTAATGGTTAATAAAATAGAACTGATTTATGGAAAATCTGCCAGAACCTTGTGTTTTAGTAATCTCGTGTGATTCATAACTTGGATATAATATAATGGAATTGTTTTCCAAATTAGGTATGTATTCTTGTTTAGCAAACTTCAAATGTCCGCCCTTGAATGTTCTAGGCTCATTACAGAACAAGGTAATTGAACTAATTGTTGCCTTATCTTTATGGCTACTATGAAAACTACCATCATCATAAGAGTGTATTTCTGTGGTTGTATCATTAGACATATCCAAATAGTTTAACATGGGGTTGTCCGAAATAAGTCTTTCGGTAACATCAAATAGTTGTTTGCTATGTGTTAGGATATCACTTTTGGTTTTATCTGCTTTATAATGATTATCCAAAGATAAACCTTTTACTCCATTTCCTATGTCTGCCATGACAGGTTTAAGTCTATGAAGTTCAGAATATATTACACTATACTCTCTCGGAGCATAGTAATCATATATAATAGTATGGGGGAATGGTACCTGAGTCGTTACTATTCTCATTTATTTCTCCCATACTTTAATATTTTAAAATAATTCGTCATAAGTTAAATAATACAATATTAACTTTAATTAGTCAATACTCCTACTAACCAAAGTGTAACAAATATTGTAATACCAATTTCTGCTCCAGTCATAATATTCACCTCCTGAATGCAAAATACTTATACACTCTTTACTTGTATTTGTCAACAAGTGATGTTATCAATTAATTGGCAGAGGCGGAAGGAATCGAACCCTCTCTCTCAGGTTTGGAATCTGATGTGCAACCATTGACACTTCGCCCCTATTGTTTTAATTACAACCTGATATACAGACTAGCCAAGGTTCGCCTGTAATAACTACATGGACCGCATTCATAACAAGTGCAACTCCTAAAATGGCAAAATATGTAGTCATCTGTTTATTCCTTTTCTTCTAATCAATTTAGGTGCAACTTTTCTGTTGCCAGGTAAGTTGCCAACCCCGTCAAATTATGCCGCTAGTGCATAATCCTCAGATGCAAAATTATCGTTTGCATTTATAGTTTTGTTACGTTAACGGAGTTCCCACCCGGTAATCTCTTTCATTCTTAACAAGCCAGTCGATCCTAATTCTACCCCGTAGGGGGTGTATTGAATTGGTGGAGTAGCCGGGAATTGCACCCGGGTCCTGCTCTTGTGACATACAATGACGTCAACAATTACTCTATATTTATAGCACCATATTGCCGAGATGTCAACCATTATGATATAAATAGTATTGAGGGTTAATTTTTTTAGGAGAGGGAAATAGTAGATCCTTTTACTGCAATCGCCGCCGCAACGTCGGCCTTTAACACCGTAAAGAGATTTGTCCAAGCAGGCCAAGACTTTGAAAACACAGTCGGGCAAATGGGCAAATGGTACACCGCTATATCAGATTTTAGAAAAGGACAACAGATGGCAAAGAAGCCTCCGTTGTTCAAAAAAGTTTTCCAAGCAGGATCAGTAGAAGAAGAGGCATTACAATTATTAATGCACGAGAAGAAAATCATTGAACAGGAAAAAGAATTACAAACATTATTAAACTTTCGTTATGGTTATGGAACTTGGGACGAACTCAAAGAAATGCGTCGTAAGATAAGAGACCGTAGAGAAAAGGAAGTTTACAAACAGGCTCAATTGCGTAAAGATTTTGTTGAAACATTACAGATAGGAACTGCTGTCTTGGCCATAGCACTTCTGGCTTTTATTATATTTTATTTTTTGTTCAAGGCTAAAGGACTTATATGATAGGATATTTGGTTGCTTTTGTATTTGTTAATATATTGGTTACGCCAGACGTATTGGCCGGAGCGAAAACATACGGAGCCACAAAGCCTTACACCCTAGAGCAACAGATCAGAAGAGGCGAAAGAAATAAAGTTAAGATGACAACTGCACGTAGAGTATATATGGGACACATCGGAGATAATCTAGTGTGTATATATGTTGGTGCAGGAAAGAGTAACGAAACAATAGTTACTGGAAAAGATGATAGATGTATGGGATCAATGATGGTACCATATGCACCAGACCCTTCCTATGATTGGAAGGACACTCTCAAGAAGATGCAAAAAGATTATTAACCATTACGGAGATAGATATGGGGTATAGTAAACAACTTATCGACCATTATGAAAATCCTAGGAACGTGGGTTCTATGGATAAAGAAGATAGTGACGTAGGCACAGGACTTGTGGGAGCACCTGCTTGTGGCGATGTTATGAAACTACAAATAAAAGTAAACAAGAAAGGATGTATTGATGACGCCAAGTTCAAAACGTTCGGCTGTGGCAGTGCTATTGCTAGTAGTTCTCTTGTTACTGAGTGGGTTAAAGGCAAAACACTGGGCGAAGCAAGGGAAATTAAGAATACAGAAATCGCAACAGAACTGGCTCTTCCACCCGTAAAAATACATTGCTCAGTACTGGCAGAAGATGCCATTAAAGCCGCTATTGATGATTACAACAAAAAGAATGTAAAATGATTTGTATTAAATTTGTTTGATGTTTGCGGCAATAGTTCGGCCACGGAATTCTTCTAAGTTATATTCTAATTGAATACCTTCTAGTATATCCGTTATACCTGCTTTTTTAAATTGGGAAACGTGTACAAATATATCTTTGCCACCTTTTTCTGGAGTGATAAATCCAAAACCTTTTACTGGATTGTACCACTTTAGTTTTCCTTTTTCCATATGTTATATACGCCCTAGTTTGTTTTTAGTAGTAATAATACTAATCATATTTATAAATTTTTTGGTAAATGTTACGGATATCATAATAAAAGAAAGGCGTTGTAAGAATTACTCTTCAACGCCATTCTTAATCAAATTACATAGAGTTCTTTTTTTCTTGAATCTCTGCTCTTCTAGACTTTGCAAGTTTACCCATTTCGCCTAATGCTTTTCTGGCTCTTGCCGCTGAGGCTTTCACGCCTTTGGTATCGAAAGATTCAGACTCTTTCAAGTAGTTCTCGTATGCCGCCGTGATTTGCTCATGAATTGATGACATATTTTTCTCCTGTTACTATTTTATATATGTTACGCCAAGTTGGTACCTTTTCGATTTGACTGTTCGAAAACATCTTATTGTAACTATGTTCAATAAGGATTGGTTTAAGTCCATGCTTTAGTCCAACTAATGCATTTTCTGGCTTATCTTCAATCCACCAATGCCCTTGACCCATTTTACTCAAAACTTCTTCCTTGCCGGAACCAGTTTCTAAGAAATGGATATCCTGAAAAGTGTCTTCTCCAAAGACATCTGCCAAATTCATTTTTCTTAATGCTTGGCTAGGTTTGTCTAAAGTTAAAGAAGTTATAGCACTAAAGGTATATCCTTTTTCTTTTAATGCTTTCACTATTTCAACACTATCTTTATGTGGTTCTAAAAAACCAATCCATGCAGATCGATTAAATATCTTTACTAACCATTCTGCTTTATCTTCTGGAATAGCATCTTTCTGGATATTTGTAACAAATCTAAGATGTGTTTTATACTCTGTGTCACCGCCTTCCTTGACGATGAAACCCTCTAACGCCATCCATTTTTGGAAGGCAGTATCCCAATCAAGTAGAACTCCGTCTACATCTACTAAAATTTTTTGACTCATGTTTTTATTCCAGTGGTTGCTTCAATATATTGTTTTGCCATAGTGGTATGGGTTTTTGAAGAACAAACTACACTGGACTTAGGCATATGAATATCTGATAACGGATCCGCTGTCATCATGAATTGACCTAGGCCAATTCCTTTACCTGTGTTCATTAATGTTAAAGGCTTATGTAAGCGATAACCTGTGTCGGTTATGTCATCTACTCTTGCTACGATCTCTTCTCCGGATTGTAACTTAAATGATACGGTATCGCCTTTTTTGTGCGGACTTTCAATTAACATAATTTATTGTTTGATTCCTTCCATACCGTGGTCTTCAACGTACTTAACAAGTTCGTTGTATCCCCCAACGTACTTACCGTTAAGTATGATTTGCGGTACGGATCTTGGCTGTGGCATACCATTTGCTTCAAACTCTTCTAATAAAGTTTCTCTACTTAGGTCTCTGCCTATCAACATTTCTTTGTATTCTATTCCTGATGTCTTAAGCAAATGTTTTGCCTTATCACAATAGGTACACATTGGTTTTGAATATACTATATTTGTCATAATTATAATTTGAATCCTTTGAATGTATCTTTCTCTACGTCTTGTTTTACGCCCCCAATTATATATGACTCTACTTCTGTTTCTTGTGGAGCCACTTGTAATCCTGCTGAACTCAACCAATGTTGTGTCCAAGGTAAAGGATTAGTATTCACCGGTTGATCAAAGATAGGTTTGTATCCTAAGGCTTTCAATCTTCTATTAGCAATGAATTCTACATACTGGCCTAAGATTTCTTCGTTCAATCCAATGATGGATCCATCTTTGAACAAATACTTTGCCCAAGCCTTCTCTTCTTCAACGCAGGTCTTCCACATATCATAAACTTCTTCTTCACTTTCCTGTCCTAGTTTTTGCATTTCAGGATCGTCATTACCACGTAACCAATTTTTTAAAACGTGTGTTGATAAGTTTAAGTGTGTTGCCTCGTCTCGAGCAATTAAAGAAACAATTTTTGCTGATCCTTCCATCATCTTACTTTCTGCAAAGGCAAACGTACAAGCAAATGACACGTAAAATCTTAATCCTTCTAAGATGTTTACATTCATCATTGCAAGGAATAATTTCTTTTTGACATCTGTAATTGTTCCTTTGCCTTTATACATAAAGTTTTCTACTGCTTCTGTATAAGAATCATAATTTTTAGTAACTGAAATAGCACGTTTAATAATTTCGTCATCTTCTAAGATGTGATCCAATACTTCACTTGGATCAGGATAAACGTTTTTCATAATGTGTGTATAAGAACGTGAATGGATTGTTTCAAAGAAATCCCAAGTAACAATACAACCTTCTAGTTCAGGTAATGATACCCAAGGTAAAAATGCAAGACTTGGACCTCTGCCTTGTACACTATCTAATAGTGTTTGATATTTTAAGTTGCTTGTGAAGATATGTTTTTGTTCAGGTCTGAACTGTTGATAGTCCGCTCTATCTTTTTGAAGACTTACTTCTTCAGGTCTCCAAAAGTAACCTAGCATAGTTTGATTAAGTTTATCAAACTCAGGAAACTTAAATGTATCATATCTCTGTGTATTCTGATCTTCACCAAAGAACATTGGTTGCTTTGTAAAGTCTACTTTGTTTCTATTAAAGACAGTTTTCGCCATTTCTTACTCTTTCTATATCTCTATTTTCCTATACTATTATAAATTACTTTGCGTCGCTTGTCAATAGTTAAATTGCACAGGCTTCACATTCTTCGTCCAATTCCTTTTGAGAAGTTGGTTCAGGGTGTGGTGCTTCTTGCTCCAGCGGAGTACTTATCTCTTCTCTCAATTCTTCTACGTCTTCACCTTTAAAATCATAGGTATTTTGATAGTAAGAAGTTTTCCAACCTAGTTTATATGTTGTAAGTAAGTCTTTAAACATAGTACTCATTGGAACTTCGTTATCTTCGTACTGAGTTGGATTGTAACTCCAATTACCTGATATTGCTTGATCAAAAAACTTTTGGATCACAGCCATTACATGGATATACCCTTCATTACCAGGCATCTCCCAAAGTAATGTATAATAATTTTTTAAACTTTGAAACTGCGGAACAATTTGTTTAAGAGGCCCTTTTTTTGATTTCTTAATGGACAAGTACCCTCTAGGTGGCTCAACTCCGTTTGTGGCGTTCGACACAATGGAACTGCTCTCCGAAGGCATTTGTGCGGACAATGTCGAGTGCCGTAGACCGTGCTGTCTAATGTCATTGCGTAAAGTATCCCAATCATACTTTAACTTAATATTACAGACTTCATCCAAGTCTTTTTTATATGTATCAATTGGTAGTATGCCATCACTATATTTAGTGCGGTTAAAATAATCACAGGCACCTCGTTCTTTTGCAATTTTATTACTTGCTTTTAATAGATAATACTGAAATGCTTCTGTAAGTTCATGTACCTTAGTTAATGCTTTTTTATCATTATATTTTACACCATGTCTTGCAAGAAAGTGTGCTAGTCCAATGTAACCGATTCCCAAAGAACGTCTTGCTTTTGTAGATTTTTCAGCCGCCTCAACTGGATATTTTTGATAATCAATTATTTCTTCTAAGGCTCTTACTGCAAGTTCGCATAATTCTTCCAAATCATCAAGTTCTTTAAGAACTCCAACGTTAATTGCACTTAAAATACATAAAGCAATCTCACCTTCAGGATCATCTATGTGTTGTAAAGGTTTTGTTGGCAAAGTAATTTCCTGACACAGGTTGCTCATGTAAACTGTATCTTTAAATGAACTGTGTGTGTTTGCATGATCTACATTCATAATATAGATACGTCCTGTTTCAGCACGTTCACGTAGGACATCACCAAACAATTCCATAGCAGGAATACTTTTCTTCCTTATGCTTGGATCCTTTTCATACTTTGTGTAAAGTTTTTCAAACTTTGCTTGATCACTAAAAAAGGCTTCATATAAATCTGGTACTTGGTGTGGCGAGAATAAAGTTATGTCTTTGCCACCTAAAAATCTTTCATACATTAATTTGTTCAATTGAATTGAATAATCTAATTTACGTACTCTATTATCTTCTGTGCCTTTATTATTTTTTAAAACTAGTAAATCTTGAATCTCATAATGCCAAAGTGGGAAATGGGTAGTTGCACTACCTCCACGTACTCCGTTCTGTGTACAACATCTTACAGTAGATTCAAACTTCTTTAGAAATGGAACAAGACCTGTATGTGCTACTTCTCCACCTCTAATCTTAGAGTTGATTGCTCTAATACGTCCTGCATTAATTCCTATGCCTGCCCTTTGAGCCGTATAACGTCCAATAGCCATATCGCTAGAAAAAATACTATTAAGGGTGTCATCACTATCAACAAGGACACACGAAGCAAATTGTCTAACAGGTGTACGTACACCGGCCATGACTGGCGTTGGGATATTGATTTTAAAAAGTGAGGTCGCATCATAGTATCTCCTTACGTAATATAATCTATCTTCTTTAGGATAGTTTGCAAATAATGTTGCCGCAATCATCATGTACATATATTGCGGTGGTTCAAAGATCTGTCCTGAAGATCTATCCTGTACAAGATACTTGTCTACAATTTGTCTTAGTCCAGCATAGGTAAAATTTTCATCTCTGTTAAGTTTTATGTATTTGTCAAGGGATTCTAATTCATCTTCAGTGTAAAGGTCTAAAATTTGTGGATCGTAAACACCACGTTCGATATTAAGTTTGATCATGTCAAAGAAAGATTTGTGTTTGTATTCACCAAACACATCTTTGTACACTCCATATAATAATAGTCTTGCCGCAACATATTGATAGTTGGGTGCTTCTAATGAAATAAGATCGTTTGCTGACCTAATAAGAACATCTTGTATCTCCCGTGTACTCATTCCATCGTAAAACTGAAGGTTTGAATTCATTTCAACTTGTGAAATACTAACCCCTGATAAACCTTCGCAGGCAAATTGAACTACTTTATGAATTTTATTAATATCTAATGGGAGTCTTTTACCATCTCGCTTTACTATGTGAATTCCTGAACCGTTTGACATCTATTACTTCCTTACTTTTTACTTTTACAATACCTCAAAAAAGTATTTAGTTTACCTGGGGCATCTTGAAAATACGTTGTGATACAAAATGCTTTGGTAGTCCTATATATACTTCCTCAATAATTGGGTTTATTAAATTGTTATCCACAGCCAGCAGATGATATGTGTCTTTACTTTTTGTGTCTACTGTATTATGTATCTCAAAACTGCTATCTGAAAAACGTTCAGTTAATTGGAGACTGTAACAGATTCCTAAAGTAATGCACATCTCAGTGTATAAATTTTTTTCTACTAATTGCCATGGGTCTAACCAAGTTTTCTGATTCCAGGGATCTACATCGGTTTTGAATACCCGAGGGGCCTTTTTATACAACACTAGACAATCCGTGAACGGATCTTTGGATTTTTCAAGTGTTGATCTGAAGTCATGCCATTCTCGTAGCCGAGACTCATATCCGTTTTCAAACATTTACCTTACTATGTTTTAGAGTTGACTTTAAAATGTAAATATCCTTGATCACTTGTAGTAGAGTTTAACACCTGAATGGCCACTGTGTCAACCGTTGTGTCACCATTTACGTCAAGATAGTTTGCTCTAAACTGTAAATTGGTTTGGTTGCTGGCACTTCCACTATAAGTAAATTCGTCATCAAGGGATACTGCGTTGTTGACGCTGTCAATGACAAGATTGATTACACCCATACGTTGTGCATCAATAACTGAACTTTTGTATGTGTATTCAATTGAGAATGATCTAGAAGCGTCACCTGGTAATCTAAATAATGTTACGTAACTTCCTGTTTGTATTATGTTTAGATTATGTGTTGAACTATCAAATAAATCTATTTCACCTTCAGTTTCACTTTTGTATGCAACACTTGTATAATTTGCATCATACATTAATCTTCTTTTTCTTTCAAAGAAATCTTCGCTACTTGAATTACCTTCTTGTCGTGTATTAATAATAGTGAAGAACGGAGTAGTATCTCCACCACCTTCATTACCTACGTCAATAAACTTGTTGCCTGTGCTATGATTGAACTGGCCGTTTTGGTACCATAAACCGTGTTGGTTAATGTATCTAAATAGACTGTTGCTTACATTGTTTCTTGATGGTCCAGTAGCCTGTGCTTGTGAACCTATGATTGTATCTTTTCCATATACTATACCATAATCATTTGTTTCGAATGTACACTTGTCAAAAAGGTTATCATTACAGTCGTCATCACTTTTAACTGCATAACTAAATCCTGTAACTTTTACATTTCTAAATGTATTTTGCATTGTTCCAACTATGCTTGACAATGAAGACATCTTAATTCCTATTGCGTTTGGTGTTGTGGCACTAGTTGAAATCCACGGACCCTCAATTATAATATCTTCAAATAAACTTTCTCTACAAGTTACAAGATCAAGTCCTGTTTTCTCAAGTGTATTAATTTTTAATGTTACACCTTTGATTGTAATTTTTCTTGCTTGGTTAGTTAATGAACTACCTGAGTCAGCCGCCGGAGAACCTGGAGTACTTAAACTGTTAACAGTTTTAAATATAGGAAATTCTCCTGTCTGATGAATTATTGTTTTATCACTGCCTGCACCTATTAACGTTGCATGAGGTGGAATATGTATTGTGTTTGTAATTGTATATGTACCTGGCTGTAATTCTAAAACAACTCTGCTTGGTACTGTACCTTTAGTAGAAGTGTTAAGATATAGTTGGTCTACTGCTCTTTGTAATTGTGCAGTTTGATCTGTTCCATCTCCTAATGCACCAAATGATTGAACTGTGACAGTTTCATCTAATCTCTTTTGAAGTGTTCTTGTAATAGGACTAGTTGCACTTGCACCTGTTTGTATTGAACTTCCTGTTTTATATGTGTATGTACTTGCTAATTCAAATAAGTTATCGTGTTCTGTTATGATTTTAGAATTGCCTACTGCTGGTGAGCCTTCTGATACTGCACCATTACCAATGTAAAGTTCTTGGGAATCAACTGCCCAACCTAATTCACCGCCAGCAAGTTGAGGAATTCCAGAGCCAACGTTCTTTTGTCCTCTTCTAATTTGAATACGTGATATCTGTACTACTGCCATTTAATAACTCCTGATACATATATTTATGCGAACTTGTCGTAATACAGATATACCCTATCCCACCATTTAGATTCCCATTGTGCAAAATCTTCTTCTAATAGGTCGAATTGCTGGTATTGAAAGTCTCTACTACACATAAAAATATGTCCAGAACGTATATTTGTGTCATATAATTCATTGTGTGCTAGGGCATAAGCCGTCAATTGTAGGTAGTAATCTTCAACCCACTCTTTCTTCTTAGGCTTATTTGTTTGCTTGAAGTCCATGATTGCAGGTTTACCCTTGTAAACTCCTACAAGGTCAGTTGTACCTGCATAAATCTTAGGATGAAACAAATGTACTTCACTTCCCCACATTTCATCTATATCAACTATCGCTTTTTCACGTACTGTTTCAGCCATTTGATGGGCCTGTTTAGCATAAGGATTAGATCCCGGAATAGGCCATTGTCCTTTATCGATATAATCTTCAAGGTATTTGTGCATACGTGTTCCAATACCTGCGGCTTCTGTTGTGATCTGTTTTGCTTTCTCTGTTCCTACACGTTTACGCCATTCGATTAAATGTGTCTTGTCCTTTGTAGCATCTAGTATAGTTGTTACACTTGCTACTGCATTTCCATCAGGACAGGCATACAATCTCTTACCATCTATGTGTTGGCGTTTTAATTCTTTGTAATCAAACTTATTTGTGATTAAAGACAATGTGATCTCCTATTCGTATTCAAAATCAACTATAAACGAGCGTCTCTGTGTTGATGTAGGATAAACTCCGTGCCATACTCTACCATCTAGCATAACCACGCCGCCTGCTTTGCTTAGATAGTGTCCCGGGTGTTGATACCCATTAGGCTCTGGCATTAGGGTAAACAAAACACCGTCATACTTATTATCCTTTGAAGTAACAACATCGTCCATATGCAATACCACACTGAAAGTTTTATAATTCATGTCGCCAGTGTGTACGTGTACTCCTTGAAAACCATTTTTATTATATGTTATAGTCCATGCACGTATTACCTTAAGTGTTTTTACTGGTAATGTAAATGATTTCACTTTGCTTAATATCCAATCCAAATAGTCCGGTTTAAGATCTCCCCATCTGCAAGAAGTCTTTTCACTTTCCAAATCTATTTGTTCACCATTTGCGGTTGTGGTGTAATCGCTTATGTCCTGTCCATCATGTTCAAATAATTTTTCGAACTTTTTATAGTCAGGATAGTGTGATGTAATAATCCATTGATTATTGACGCTTTGAATGTTGTCGTCTTCGTTAGTGTAGTTTAGTTTTCCCATTCTACTAGTATATACTAAAAACTGTAGAAAGTCAAGTTATAGATTGGCTTGAGTGGCTCTTTGAGCCATTTGGTCTATGTTGCCTGTGTCCTCGGGTGGCACCTCAGCATCAGCACCACCTTTGAACGTTATTCCTTCTGGGTCAAATTTATCAACAAAGTTTTTGATTGCAGGTACAGTATCGTAAACATTTTTGAATGTTTCAATATCAAACTGCTCTGAGCCTAAGTTAGCCATTTCTTGATTAAGATCGTCCCATGATAGTTTATCTTCGCCTGCTTGTGAGTGCATTCGGAGAATTCTGATGAGGTTAGGTGTTGATGATTCTAAGACTTTTTTTTTGAGTCGGCCAGAATATTTCCAAGTCTTCGTGAACGTTCTATACTTTCACGTTTACCTCGGCCTGCTTCTTCTTCCCCACCGACTGCAGGTTCGCTTGTTGCAAATTCATCTTCAGTTCCAGCCTCTGCCTCTGCGCCTGCTTCAGCATCTACTGTTGGCTCCATTTCTGGTTCTTCTGCCGGAGCCTCGTCTCCCATCTGTGCGGGAGCACCTTCGCCTGTTACAATGGCTACGCCACCTGTAAGTGCGTCTCTAGTTTGCTCTAATGTTGTGAATAAAGTTTCTAATGCTGGTTTCACTGAACCAATGAATTGTTCTGATTGTTCAGAACCCATTTCGTCTCGAATTTTGTCGCCTATTTCTAGCATTGCTTCTGTTTGCATTTCAGCAGTGTCTTCCATCCAGCCTGTTACTCTGTCTACCATATCCTTTGCGGCCATAACAAGTGTTGCTTCTTCTTCAGCGCCTTCTTTTACTGCCTCTGGTTCTGCTATGTTTTCGCCTGCTTCTGATCTTTCTTTGATTTCAGCATTAATAATATCTAAAAATAGTTTGTTTTTTTGATACTCGTCAGTATGAACTGCATCAAAACTTTCGTTAGTTTCGATGTCACTAATTTTAGTTCTTAACTTATTGCTAGTATCTTGTAATTTTTCTAATGTAAATGCTTCAAGATTGATACGTTCGCCAAACTTTTTAGTCAGACTTTCGTTCAATGTCTTAGCAGTAATAGGTTGTGATATTTGACTAATTTTCATTGTTCATCCTAACTTGTAACTATATTTATTTATCATAAATGAATAATTCAATGGAGTACTTGATTTGCATTGCCTTATCATTTGCTATTTCAAAACGTGTAAATGCGGCATCTCTGCGGGTGTCATCACTTGTATTCTCTATTGTATGCTTGTAAAAGACGGCATCATTGTAATATTTTGCTAGATCTTCATCCAATTTACGTATTTCACTTATCTTATGTTGTTCTTCATTGACAATAACTTTTGCTATGGCAACTGCTCCTGTTTTGCTGAAAGTTGTAGCAATTATCTTGTTTGTGTTAAGATCAAAGATTCTATACCCGTTTCTGTGTTTACGTATAATAATGTGTTTAAGTCTTATGCTATTGCCCTTGGCATAAGGTATAGCAATATCGACCTGTGAATCGACAAGGTCCTTGAGTGCTTGTATTAATTCTTTACTGTACGGGGTCATTAGCCATTACCAAAACTGTATTATTATCTACTCTTTTACTTACTAATGCTTTGCGTATCAATGCTTCAATTACGAATTGTTCTCTATCAGTAAAAGATAAAAACGGTTTTGGTTCTGACATTCTTGTTAGAAGTTCTTTTTCTTCGTTGTTGGTATGAATATCAAAATGTTTTAATAACTCATTAATTTTCATACTATACTTGTCCTGTTGCTATTTGTTTTAGAATAGGTTCTAAGTCTTTTTTATTATGAACAGTTGCAATAGGTTGTCCTGCTTTAGGGGTTGTTTTTGGTTTAAGTGTTATTTCTTGTCCTTGTGCTTGTTGTATTTCAAACTCCTCTTCGCCTCCATCTTGTGTTGGCATAGGAATAGTTGTTCCTGGTTTTAATAGTTTATTCATTGCTTGGCCGGCCGCTTTTTGTTGTATCTTGTTTAACATCTTGTCTTTGACTGCGCCAGCACCTTTCTTGGCCATGTTACCTGCCATCTTACCAACTGCTTTGGCACCCTTGGCCATTCCTTTGCCTACTGCCTTTGCGGCCTGTGTGCCCATCTTTGCGCCAACTCTACCTGCCGCCATTGCACCTTTGGCAACTGCACCACCAATTGCTCCTACCACTGCTGGTAAGGCCTCATCTATTTGTTCATCAGTCAGATGTGGATATTGTTCTTTGATCTTTGAACGGATATCATCTTCAGTAAGTTGGAATTCGTTAAATCTCATTATCTTCTTCTTGCTTTTCTTTTCTTAGGTTTATACCTATTTATTGTTAAAGAATTACGTTTATTAATTTTTGCAAGTCTTTTACTAAATGCACCAGCACGTTTAGTTCTTTGTGACTTGATGTTCATGTTACGTCCATACTTGTATTTTGCTTTTCTAATATTAATAGAACTTGAAACTCTCTTAGGTTGATTACAAACTGTTGGTGTAGATACAATACGTCCTTTTCTAGAACCAGCAGTGCATCTATATTTTCTTACTAGTCCGCTTTTACCCTTAGACCAAATACCAACTGCACCTTCTATGATCTCACTAATAATCATCTTCTTCTAGTGCTCCTTGGTGCTCGTCTGCTACCGGCCTTGTTTAACGCCGCTACTCTACGTGATGCTGGATTTGTACGTTTTGTTCTACGTGCCTTACGTGCCATTCTTGATCCTAATCTTGCTCTAGTTCTTTTTAGTCTGATCCTAGCCTTGACATTAGGGGCCGCAAAACATTGTCCTATATTTGATACAATTCTATTCTTTCTTATGCCAGAGGTACATCTATACTTACGGACAACCTTGTTTCCAGACTTTGCCCATATTCGCTTTTCTAATATTGCTGATACGATTTCACTTACTAGCATAACACTAGTATTTATATGATTTGATGTTAACCTAGATTAAGTAGGATTACTACGATCGTGGAGAGCAAACCAGCAACAATGGTTCCTGTTGCACCTATGATTACTTTGATCATTGACTTATTACCGTTAGTAATGTCTGAGTGGATATGCTCTACTTTTGTCTCAATTTTAGACAGTCGTAGTTCTAAATTGTTATATCTCTGCTCACACAAGTCAACGTGTGCTTCTAAGTTTTCTCTTTCTAAACTAGTGGCTTTTGCCATCTCTATCTCTCCATACCATTTGTTCTCTGGGTAGGGGCCTTTATACTTTGCCTGCTTCGGATGTAAAGTTTGCCTAAATGTTATTTCTCTATAACAATATTATTTACCGTATTACCCTGCTATATTATCTACTCGGTTAAACACGATATTAGTACTTACTTTGTCTTTAGTTCGGAATGCACTAGTATTTATCACTATGCTTTCATTTAAATTTTTGATTATAGGCACTAGGTCAAAGTCGTCTTTTATTGCTTCTATATCCAAGCCAGCAACCGCAGTTTCAAGCCTAAACATAAAGGTCCATAGGTTATGCATACCTTTATAATCACTTCCAAATCCATCTTCTTCTGAAAGTTCTTTCCTAGTCAAAACAGGACTAGCATCATAGTAAGGATTAAATCTTAATGAAAGTGTTTGGAAGAATGTATTAAAATTTGCCTGTTCTAAAACCAAAAGTTTATCAGGACAATTATGTTTATTCTTCTTTGTTTCTGTAATGTCTACTAGTGTCTTGACTTCTACGTTCATAGCAATACTTATAGTGATAAAAAAAGGGCCCGAATAAATCCGAGCCCTTTTAAGTTTAGTAGTGTAACTACTCTTTCTTTACAGTTTATTATGCAACTGTTAAAGAAGCCGCCGCACCTACTGTTGCGCCTGAGAAGTCATAGTTGTTTGGACCTGCAGATGAACCTAATGCTCTGATTCTTGCCTGCATAGATGCCGCGTCAACACCATGACCATCACAAACTACTGATACAGTACCGTCTGTGCCTGTTGAGTAGTACATTAATGGTTGAACTTCTTGAATTAAAAGTTCCATTGCTTCTTTAGCCCCATCGTCTTCTGCCGCCAATGATGCACCAGCGTCGATGATGAATGCTTTTAGTTGTGCTACGGAATAGACTGTTCCTTGTGCGAACTGTCCGAAACCGTTTACTCTTGTTATACCTGCCATTTTTCTCTCCTATTTTCTCTTAAATGACGCACCGCTACTCTGCGATGTGTTTACAAATATATTTAGTCTATTTTGGTAAAGAAGTTACTTTTGGCTTTGTTTTGCACGTTTTTCTAATGCTCTTAGCATAGAAATAAACGCAGGACCGCCTTTTACTATATTATCTATAGTTTTAATTGCAGGAAAATATGCTCTTACAAACTGTGGCGGAATACTTTTTCCTTGCACTGCTAATTGTATAAACTTTTGTGCTAATAATAAATTAGGTGCACCAACAAGGTATCTATAAAATGCTAATTGTTTTTGATCAATTGGTAAGTCAGGCATTGACACAGTTGGTTCTGTATCCTTAACACTTCTAGTTTCATAATCTTTTAATGCCGCAAGTTTTTCTAAATGTTCAATGATGTCACTTGATCTTAATTTGGCTCTTGATGCGTACAAAAGTCTTGTTACAGTTTTTTGTTTTTCATTTGTGCTTAATCTATTAAAATTAAAAATGTTTCTACGTACTGCTTTGTAATCAGAATTACTAATGCGTAACGCATTTTCAATTCTCATGAATACATTTTGATCATCCATGTTAGGTGCAAGTCCTTGTGATAATCTTGTTACATATCTATTAAAGTTCATCAAAGGCATTGTGGTTTGTTTACGTAAACCTATTGCACCTTTTGGATCCTTAAGTTTCTTCAACACATCATCACTTCCATTTATAAAATAAACAAAGTTGTACAAGTCTGTGCCGTTCATTCTAAAGTGTTTGTAGGAGTCATATCCGCTTGTTGATTTTGCATATCCATGAGCCGTAGGAGCGGTTTGCGGAAAGCGTCTAAGCAATTCCAACACGAGCATCGTAAGGTAGGCACGTTCACAACAATCTGTGTATGTTAATACCTTTTGATTACTACTGTTGCGAGTCATCCTCGCTTCGTATATCTCTTGGATAAACTCCATTACATTAATCCTTATGCGTAGGCGCTTTGTTCTCTACCTTTTGGTGCATACATTTTAATAAAAATGTCTTTCATCTCCATAGGGTTTTTGCCTTTAAGTAATGCACCTAATGTTTCACTGTTTTGTACATCTTTTGTAAACTGACGTTTCTTTTGAATGTCATAGTTTGCAGTCAAAAACATTTTAATTGCACTTGCTTGGTCAGGCGTAATAGGGTGTTCCTTACCATCATCTGATTTAACACTTTTGATTGGATTTGGATTACCTCTTGAGTCTATTACTTTGCCCACTTGTATAATCATTGGTGTTTGTTTAAATTCTGGATCCATTCCAGCATTGTCGTCATCTGCTGAATCAGGTCCATCAAGACCTAAGTCTCGCATATCGTCATCAATTTCTTTAACCTTGATGTCGTCTAGCATTTCTTTTATTTTCATTTGTTTGCTCCTATCTTTCTACTGCTCTATTGGCCGCAGAAAATCCACTTCTATTTACTAATTTTATGTCACCCGCAGGGTGTTGTAAGACATATCCTTCGCCCCCTGGTTTGCCATTTATTGTTGCCGTTACTGTGCCTTTTTGGTTGTCTAGTTGATTTATTATATCATTTTTGACACTCATAATGCCTTCAACTGTTGACCAAATAGCACCAAACGTTTTTATGTTTGCCTTTATGTACTCTGCTATTTTTGCCTGTTTTGGTGCAGATACGTTACTGGACTGCAACCACCCCATGAAACCTTTACCTAAATTATCTAAGCCTGAATCTACTTTGCTATTTGTATAAGCATAAAGTATCTTAGGTAGATCAGTAAGTTTCATTTCTCTTAACTTTTGATCATTAAGAAAATCATCTATCAAACCAGCATTTCTTGAGACAAGCGCCTCAAGGCTTTTAACACGAGTGTCATCAACCTGAGGTGCTTGTTCAATCGTGATGGGAGGAATCACAAGTAGTTTCGAACCTTGAAAGATATCGAAATCCTTTAGTGTACTTTCTCGTCCTTCTTCATCCATTAAACGATGAATTACAACGCCCACATCACTACGGGCAATCTTCTTACCTAAATTGCTGTCGGTTGGAACTGCATATTGAACAATATTAGGTTTAAAAATAAACTGCCCATTTTTTTCAACTGGTGTGTTGAAATACAAAAGGTCACCTTTGAAGTAACCCTTAAAACTTTCTGGCACTGCACTTTGAAATGTGCTATATGCATTTTTCATTTTGCCTGCTAATGCTTTATATCCTTCAGGATTTTTCTGTGCTCCTGGTCTAGCCATGAACATCTTTTCAACATCGTCTCCTGACTTTGCTTTTCCGTCGTATCCTTTGGCACTAAATCCTGACTTGTCAGTAAAGATAAACTCTCCATTATCATTGCGTCCAAAAATGACTGCGGGAGATCCGTCCCATTTGATTGTGACATTCTCACCTCCTGATGCTAATTGTTTTAATTCGCCTAATGCACGTTTGGCTCCACGCGAACCATCAAAGAATACTAGGTCCTCGGCGTGTTGAATACGTGCTTCTGCTTCATTGATATCATAGGCTTTGCCTTTGTGTTTTTCTTTACGCGGAATCTCTTTTGTTTTATCGCCATGTGATCCTGATGCTCCACTTTTACGTAAGTCTTGCATTGTTTGGAAGTTAGGGTCTCTAGGCTTGACTACACGTTGGTCTTTGCTTTTTTTAATTTCATGTATTCTCATCTTAAAGCCTATCTAGGATATCACGCATGGTTCCTGTTTGATTTAAGTTTGCTTGTTCAGGTAATTCTAAACCCTCTTCCTTAAACTTGTCAATGGCATCAGCAATCAAATTCTTGTAGTTTGGATCACCTTTTATTTTTGCAATTATTGATTCTACACTGTCTAAATCTTTACCTGATGCACTTTGTCCTAGTATAGTCTTTGCTATTTCATCTGCGTTTTTTGAAATGCTTTTGTTTGTTATTCTGTCTACAAGTCCTTGTCCTGCGTTAAATTTATACCCTTGTGCTTTAGCAATACTGCTGATCAATATTGCTCTGTGTCTGCCTTTATAAGGCGTATCATCTCCTGAACCTTTCATTGCGAACTTCATAAGTTCTGGTTCACCAAACATCAAATCCGTTTGTACAAATCCATTCTTTACATCTCCTTTGATAGGTGTTTTAAAGTGTACAGTGATACCTGATTTTGCAATCCAGGCTCTGTCATCATCGTTGGGTGCATTCTTATCTTTCCAGGCTTTTAATTTTGCAACTAAACTATCTTTGTTTACTTTATCTTTATCAACTGCTACGTCTAAATCACCACTGGTGCTTCGAATGCCTGTTGATCCTAACTTGTTATCAACAAGTGATAACCCTGTGATCTTTTCAACATATTGTAAAGTGGGATCAACATCTGCTTGATTGATACGTCCAGTGACAGGTTTGCCAGTTTCATCTTTGAAGATATTTCCGCCTTCAGTGAGTAACATTATAGTTCCTTATTCTTGGACTCTACAACTTTCTGTAAACCACGTTTGAATTTACGTGGATCTGATGATTTAATACTATTGATAAATCTACGTTCTAGATCTAATGCAGTTTCTTGATCGTATTCCGTATTGATACGTTGCAGTAAATTAATAGCACTTTCAATGATATTATTACCTGTGGTAGCAATAAAACTATCTGAATCTCTTTTTTGATGCAGATTGTTTAATTCTTCTAATATTGATCTAGTTCGTTTTTTCATTTTTGCAGTTCCTTAAATGTATTTATTGCTTTTGAACATAAATATTATCATAATGACAAAGCGAAAGGTTTAATATGGGACAGTTTAACGCCAAGATAATGGCAGAATTTAATCCACCACGTAAGTGGATTTTGGGCAGAGACTTATCATACACAACATCAGACCTAACAGTAGAAGAAATCAAAGCATTAAGAGGTGTTGGTGTCAAAGTAAAAAGAGACACTAATAAAACAGAAACTATCACAGTACCTTCAGGGTTTACAACAGATCTAGCATCTGTGCCAAGAGGTTTGTGGTGGGCAATAGCACCATTTGATGTTGCTAGAGCGGCAATAATCCACGATCTATTATATAAAAGCATAAGACAGTATCGTTGGAAAATGAAAGATAAGGAAGATAAACAATTAATCAAAGAGGCCAAAGTTGCATCTGATAAAGTCTTTAAGTTGGCTATGGACGATGCGGACCCTAAAATTACAGGTTGGAAAATATATTCATCTTGGAAAGCAGTAGACCTATTTGGTAATAGTTCAATCGTGCCTACCAAAGATAATATATAAAATATTATCGTGAAGTATTGGTTAGTATTCTATTTTTTACTCAATGGTGTCTGGACACCTGGGGACATCGCTGAACCAGATGGCTGGACAAGTATTCAATACGATTCCAAAGAAATATGTGAAGAACGCAGAACGTTTGCAAAAAATAACTTTCTAGAATCACTTGATCATGATTTAGCAACACAGATCAAAGTCATTTGTCAACCAAAGGATCCTAAAATCTTTTGGAAACGTTCTGTTAGACAGCCACTACTCAAGGCTACCATCTTAAAATAAAAAACTTATTCTTATCCCAATGTTCCTTTGTAAAACAAGCAAAGGCCTTGTGATTAGGTTGCAGTTCTTGTGCAAGTTGTTGTCCTTTATCGCAGTCAGCAACTTGTCCAACAAGTACTGGTTGTTCATAATTATATCCCAACCAAACAATTACCATAAATTTAGTTAGCATCTGCCACCTCTGGTTTTGCAATAGCAGGAGGTAGAACAGGCTCAGGTGCTACTATTTCTGAATGTTGTTCATTGTCTTCAAATGAGTCTGCTACCCAATCATGGATTTCAACAAATATGTTATATGCTAACCATCCGAATAATACTAATTCTAAACTATATAATTTCATTATAATAAACTCCCAGGTAAAGGTTCTTTCCATGTTCCGTGTT